CAATGCCATACCTTCATGCATATTAATATAAGGAACTAGAAACCTACTGAAACTAAACTCAGTAGAGAAAGGTTTCTTATCAAAGATATCTACCTGCTTACCATCTAGTACTGTCTTGCTCCTTCTGTACAGACCCGACAGCCTAAGACTATCCTGTTTCAAAGGAACTATATTTATAGGTTCAGAAGAATACTTTTCAATACTATACTTTAGTACATCAAAGTATGTCTTTTCTTTTTCATCGTAACCTATGTAGATAGTAGGCATCTTATTATTATTATTATTTATAGAATGCATCCTATATTACTTATCCTCATTAATTAAATGATAGAGGGCAGTACCCCAACCACCCCCTATCAATGCCTAACACACACATCTTTCGACTAACACACGGAGTATACTCCCCTTATAATTTGATGTCAAGTAAAAAGTTTATACTCCACAACTGCCGCCATGACCAGTAATATCACAGATATCATGGGTCTCTAGTCCTTCTTCAAACTCTTCACCTAACTTGTCTACTGCCTCACCATAAGGAACACTGGTGAGTGGTTGACCACCTCGACATCCATCAGGGTATACTGTAAAGCCTCGTAAGCGGTGAGCGTAAGAAGCAAGAGTGTCTGTAAAATCACCTACAGTATCCTCATTATTTAATTTACTTCCCCATGAAGGCAAGTTAATAGTAGAAGAGATTGACATATCAACGTAGTCCTGTACGTCAGCTTGAAAAGCTATACGTCTTTTGTAATCTTCAGCTAAGTCTAAAGCAGATTCAATCTTGTCGGGAGAAGCACCATATAAATCTATTAGTTCTTGCGCTGCACTGTCTACTACATATTGGTAGTGCCATCGTGTACCATTCTTTAGATACCTACGCTTGTAGGCAACAGCGAAGATAGGCTCCACTCCTGTAGATGTACCTGCTAAGATACCTATACTTCCAGTAGGTGCTATAGCTCTGTTAGCTACAGGCGTACTGATACTCATCTTCTCTGACTCTGCTTTAGAAGTCCTATCACTTTCCCCTTTATATACACTCAACCATTGATGAAGCTCTTCTGTTACTTCGTACTTAGAGCCACGCTTAATCAACCATTCATGCATACCCATAAGACCAAGACCTAACCTACGATTTTTCTCCCTAACTTCATAAATCTTTTTATAAGGTAGTTTAGCTTTTAGAGTACCACATAGGAGAAACTTTGTAGCAAGGTGTACAATGTCTGTAAACTCGCTAATGTTGTCAATGCGACCCAAGTTAATGCTGCCAAGATTACAAACATCCGAATCAGAATCAGAGGTGACCTCAGTACAAGCGTTGCGTAAAGTTTCATTTTCTTTATCAAAGAAGTTGAAACTAAAACCGGGTTCTGCTGTCGATAAAGCTTGGCGTATATTATTCCGAAAGACATCCCCTACATCTCCTGTTTTCCAATAGTTAAGTAACCACTCAGTATCATAATTAACACTGACATTAGTCATGTCTAAGGGAGCAGAGAAGTTAAAGTCCTGTTCCTTTATATCTCCTATACTATATTCAGTACTACCTACAGGCATATTATACCAGTTCTTACTAGCTAAGAATTTATTAACATCAGGATGTTTCCAATTAAGAGAAGCATAGATAGCAGACCTACGACTACCACCCTGCATGACCCTTCGGCCAATTTCGTTGAGCATCATCATCTTAGGTATAGGTCCAGAAGCAAGACCACCTGTACCAGAGAGTACGCGACCTTCTTCTCTATACACAGAATAGTCAGCACCAATACCACCACCTGTCATTAGACAGGACTCTGCCTTCCAGCTTAGGTTAGCCCAATCTTCTCTAGTATCTTCTTCCGCTTTTAAAAGATAGCAGTTATTAAAAAATTTGTTAGGTCTTCCGGCGTAATAAAGATAGCGACCACCGGGAATAAATTTAAGATCAGTAATGTACTGCTTCAACTGTTCTCGTTCTTCACTTGTAAGCTCAGGATTACAAACGTCTTCCACTAATGTAGAAGCTAGACTTGCTAAAGTTTCACAACCCTGATGAGCGTACTTATGTTTGAATATATCTTCAGAAAATTTAGATCGAAACATGGGGTTTTCGTTAGATCGAAATGTAGGCATTTAGTTATTCTCCTTTGGTTATATTATCGTGAGCATACAACATTATTAAAGCATAATGTAATATCTTTAATAAGTCTTGTCTATTTTTTCCTTCCTTCTTCCCGTATCTTTTCCAGTACTTTAAGATGTTACCCATCAAGAAACCTTCACCATACCCAGCATCTATTATTAATTCTGATGCCTGATGTTTTCCTTTAGCGTAATGCATATCATAAGTAGCTGCTATATATTCTTGTAACTCACATAAGTAAGCAAGCTCATCAAACTTATGCCCAATCCAATCTGTTGGCTTGACCAAGTTAGTCTCCTTAATTTAAATATAGAGGGGTTTTACTAGTTAAAGGATAGTACAGTATTAATTCTTTTACGTACATACTCTACTTCCTTAGATTCAATAATCTTGTATGCAAATGTTCTGGTATACTCACTGTCTATCCCAGCAAGATCACATACGGTACGGAAGTCGTCTGCAGTAACACCAACAGATGCTACGAACCAAGCCTTAGCACTACTCCTTGCTAGTTCAGATTCTCTAGACTCTCTACTTTCTTTAGGTTTAGTAGCATCTAATAAAGCTTGGAGTATAACAGTAAGAAAAAGAATCTGTTCAGGTGCAGACTTCTTAGTTTCTATTAGACGCTCCATTTCTACTAGGAAAGTATTTTCTTTAGGCATCTAACCATTTCTGAGGAACGCCGTCCTTCAGATCACAATATAAAAAGTTATTCTTTACACACCAATCAGCATAGGTTGTCTTCGATCCCTTATATAATTTACTTCTGGAGTTAGTGAAGACAAACCTAACATCTATATTAGGATTACTCTTTCTTAAAAATAAATGTTTCTTCCTGTCCTCTAACTTAAATCTTCCCTTCACCTCAAGTATGATACCAGAAGATTCAAGTACGAAGTCAGGCAGATACTTCTTAGATTCTGTCCAGACATAAGGAATATAATGAGGCTCAAAGTCAAAGGCAACGGCTGCGTCGGTAAGACATTCAGCCATTGTCTTCTCTGCTCCCGATCTAAATCTGTATTTCTTGGACATTAGGTTCCTTATTTACTTTAGTTAGATACTTAATATTAGATGCATACTGAAAGGCCCTTAGTCCTGTGCCGTTGTTTGCATCAGACCAACAATCAAACTTATAGGAACAATAAATACAGCCAGTATCAAGGCGAAGATTACCAGCAGCACCATCAGGAATAGCACTATAACAACGGTCAGGAGGGACGCTACTCTCAAGAGACTCTCTGATAGAATCAATACGATCTTCTGCATTTATCATCTCCATGTGATGTACAGGGCAGTAGGTTATCTCTCCTGTAGTCTTGTCTATAACTACAAAACCTGCTTCCTTCACTTCATTTGCTTGAGCGTATGCAGAAAGCTGTGCGATGTATCCAAAGGGATCGTCTTGAAAAATCTTTCCCGTCTTAAACTTCTTAAACGAAAAGCTTGAAGCACTCTTAAAGTCTACTAGCACATCATCTACCATACCATCCTGATGTCCTACTACGTCGTTAACTACAAGCTCCTTTTGCCTGTCCGATACCTTATGTCCCGCAGTCTTAGAAAGGAAGACAAGGACACTCTCTAAGATATGTCCATAAAGAAATTTAATAAAGTCAGGCCCAGTAAACTCTTCTTCTTGTTTCTTATTATCATTATCTTTATTATTAAGAGAGTACCATATCTTTCTATTGGGTTGACCTATCATGGACAGTCTTAGATTGTTCCTTGGCTTCCTTCCTTCCTGAGTAATAGCTTCGATAATACTAGAACAAATTTCTTCTGACATCTCTTTCAAATCTTCAGCATCTATAGTTGCTTTCGTATCTGAAGTGAAGAGACTATATACATCTTCAACCAGAGTACTGATTTGTTTATTAGATTTCTTAGCCATTACTATTCTTCCTTATGCAGGTTCACTGAGTAATTTGTAACGAGTATAACTCTCACCTTCTGGTGTCTTAGCGGTGATAGTCTTGATCAAATAGCCAAGCTTACGAAGACGAGCTATAGTAGCAGTAAGATTTTCTGCTAGACCACGTTCAATAGCAGTCTTACGGGTAACACGCATACGTTTTCGTAAAGCTCTCAGTACTTTTTGTTCATTCGACATTGTATTTGCATACCTTTTTATATTTAATAAACAACTAGCAGTCCCTCTCCTCTCCTGCTAGACAGTAGTCGTTGCCCCAATTCATATGGCAACCCCGTATACTTTTAGCCTATCCTAGAAAGGGATAGACTCTTCTTGTGATCCTGAAGAAGAACCACTAACAACATACCCGTCGTCTACGGTATCAAAGTCTTTGTCATTACCATAGCTAATCAGATTAACAACTTGAACAGCCATCAGGTCAGCACCTACACCAGCCTTACCAGCATAGGTCCAATCATAGGTAGAGAACTTAACATTAACATCACTACCATTACCAATCAGTTGATTGTCCCAAGAATTATTGCT